ACGACATTCATACGGCTCGACGGTATCGTTCGTGGAGAAACCATAAATGACTAGCTGGCGTGACTTCTGGATCGGAACCTTCTTCGCTTTGATTTGCCTTACCTGGTTGGCAAGTATGATCATAGCAATCGCAGCACTCTGTCAGTATTTCGGTTAAAGGCGTAAACATGAAAATCAAAGAAGCTCGTAGGTATATCGGTGAATATTATGCTAATGTCCCGAGAACCATTAAAAAGTCCCTTATGAAGCCATTGAAAGAAAAGCTGAACACCGAAAGATTGACAGCATCCATGCAGCATACGAACTAGGCCGAAATGCAGGCCTTAACGAGGTGCTCTTCGACATTGAGAAGCGGCTTGATGCTCACAGCAAAGCAGAACGAAAGAAGCGTGTGAAGGCAGCAATCAATGTTCTCAAACAGGACGCTGAAATCGACATAGACGGGATGTTCAAGATATGAGCGACTACGCAATCTGTATCCTCGCAATCATAATCTTTTGGTCAGCCTACGCTATCTACAGAAAGGATCACAAGTGAAATACAACGTGAAAATCTACACCCCTTTTAATGGACGTACGATGGAAGATACAGACTTTTACGCCGATACCGACCATGAGGCAATCATATACGTATTAATCCTAGCGCAATTCAAAGGATACGAGGAATACGTTCTCACATTGGGCAGCGAGGACAAGGCATTCAATCTTGGGTGCACAGGCAACCGTGGAACCCGTATCAAAGTCTAAAATCCGATTTTTTCCAACACCGATACCTTATGGAGATTCTGTGAAAAGAAGGGATGCCGATTCGATCCGCTCTGATCAGGCCTAAAATTGAACATGCAGGGTTGTTAACCAAATGAAAGGATCAAGATGAAAAACATTACCCGCACTGTAACCGACTACCTTATCATCGCCTATGACCTCGTGGACGGAGAGAACGGCCCGGAAGTGTCGGTCGTGGCCCAGGCGACGGCTCTTGCCGTGTCCATGACCAAGTCCGAGGCCCGCGCGGTTCTGGCCGAGGCAATCGGCTCCAAGCTCCCGAAGGGCCTAACCATCAAGTGGGAGCCGCAGGCGACTTACACCTACGCCATGCCTCTTGAAAAGTTCATCGAGAATGCCGTCGTTATCAAGGAAGGGGAGTAAATTATGTTCAAGGAGATAAACCCCGAGGATGTTGCGCCCAACGAGATTATCGCCGTGTCCGAGGCCGACGTTTCCACCGGCCTGCGTGAGTACAACGTTCGCGAGCTGGAAGCCCAGAACTTGACCGCTATCTGCACGGTCAAGGGCGACACGCCCGAGGAGAAGGCCCTGGTTTTCAACGCTGCCAACAACCCGCAGCACAAGATCAACGATTTCATCAACAAGAAGATCATGGTGAAGGACTTTTACGCGGAGACGCTGGAGCTTGTGAACGAGGAAACCGGAGAGATTGAGAAGGCTCCTCGAATCGTGCTTATCGATGACCAGGGCGAGGCATACGAATGCGTATCAGTTGGCATGTTCTCCTCCCTGAAAAAGCTGATTGCCGTGTTCGGTGCCCCCACGTGGGAGAACCCTATCCCGGTTGTTATCAAGCAGGAGAAGGTCAAGAACGGAACCATGCTCACGATGAGCGTCCAGTATTAATCCCACCTGCATATCAAGGACACAGGCCGCCTGAAACGGCGGCCTTTCCTGTAAGGAGACATTGTGAACCGCGACTTTCTTAACCTTGCATCCAAAGACTTAATGTCGGAGTTCGTCTATTCCTCGGTAGGGCGCGTTCTCAAAAAAGAGCTGTGGGGTTCGAAGCCGGTGCCCCAGTGTGTCAGCATATATGTCTACCATGAGTCTACTGATAAGTTCGAGTATATGTTCACCAAGGATGACCGGATCGATTTCAAGCGAGACTCGCCCGAAGAGGTAGAGGAAGCACTTCGAGCATATTCTACTTGCAACGACTCCGAGATTATCCTTTACATGCACAGAGCAGGCATCGAGATAGTTTCCAGGCACCGCCAACACCCATTCTAAGGAGGTGAAAGCATGCAAACTAAAAACGGAGTAGTTTACGACTTATCTAACACGCCTTTCATCGGAACCTATGGGCAATACGACTTCGCATTTTCCAGCGCAACTCACTTGGTAAAGTTCAACGATAAAGTCAATATTCGCGTGCCTTGGCTGAACGACAGCTTTTCCAAGCGATTCCATGTCACCATCGACGTGAGTATTCTAGCAGTCATCCAGCTTTATATGCAGGTTGAAACCCGAGGCTTCCGCATCTACGACAATGCGAGAGGGAGGTGTTACTTGTGCGCCGAGAATATAATATTGCATGGACTGACAGTCAGAGAAAGCGACTGAACAGCGCAGTACGCAGGTACAACAACGCGATTAGAAAAGCTGCCAAGACCAACCCGAGTGCAGCTGAATTTCTCCCACCCGAAGTCAAGTACCAGGAAGTCAAGTCCAATATAACAACCTCGCGTGCGCTAAATAACACGGTGAACCGTCTGAACCGTATCACCAAGCCCCGCGCCTTGGAGCTGGTGCGCCAGGATGACGCATCCATTACCACGCGATATGAGAGAGGCGAGTACTCGATTTTGCGCAGCGTTCGAGAGAGGGCCAAGTCCATGCGCGCAAAGCGCCTCGGTATCGAGCAGCCCAAGGGCAGGATGGGGAGCCTGGAGCAGGCTAAGCTCTCTCCTGACAAGAGACCCATAGGCTCTCTTTCCTCGAACGCCATCAGGCGCTTCATTCAGAACATGGAACGTGAGATTAATATGTCCAGCCGTGACAAGGCCAGGCGCTACTACTCGAACTACATGCGTGCCATGCGCAACGTGTTCGGAGGGTTCGAGGACTATGACGCAGCCATCGATCAGGTTGAAGAGATAATCTTGCACCTGGCGGGACGGAATCTTGAACAGCTCTTCAGGGCGATTGACAAAGCTCCTGATATCGAGTATATCTACGAGCCGCAGGCGAGAGAAGAGAAGTTTAAAAGAATTTACGAGTACTGGACTGGTGCTTATGACTGGAACGAGATTACAGGAAATGATAGAGGATAAGCTTTTAGATACCCTATGCTGGGATGGTTACGATTGGGAGGATGAACATGTGCCGAGCTATGCCGCCGACTTCGAGACAACGACTGCGGCCGATGACTGCCGAGTATGGGCGTGGGCCGTTTGCGAAGTCGGGCACCCCGATGATATTCAATACGGAAACACCATTGAGACTTTCATGGATTGGTGCGAAGTTCACGCTGGTAGTCGCGTGTACTTCCATAACCTCAAGTTTGACGGTAAGTTCATACTCTACCATATCTTAAACACAGGGTGGAAGTGGATACCGGTAAAGGAAGAATGCGGCCCGAAGAAGTTCACATCCCTTATATCCGATATGGGTCAATTCTACTCTTTGAAGCTCTGGTTTTCAGAGACCCAAGCTGTGGAGTTTCTGGACTCGCTGAAGATCATTCCCCTCCCCATTGCGGCAATCCCTAAGGCATTCGGATTAAAAATTCAGAAGCTTGATCTTGACTACGTTGAATGCCGAGAGGTAGGGCATGAGCTGACGCCCGAGGAGAAAGAGTATATCTCCCATGACGTCCAGATAGCAGCCCAGGCCCTCGATATCATGCACTCACAAGGAATGACCAAGATGACGGCAGGCTCGAACGCATTCAAGGAATACACCAAGTCGGTAGGCGGACGCCGCCGTTTTCGTGATTGGTTTCCAGAACCCGACTACGATGCAGACTTGCGCGCAGGCGGGTGCTACAAGGGCGGTTTCACGGCGGTCAACCCTAAGTTCGCGGGGCAAATCGTCGGCCCCGGATGCTCGTTCGATGTTAACTCGCTCTACCCTTCCGTTATGGCTGGAGCGCACGGAGAGGTTCTTCCCTACGGCACGCCTAAGGTCTATGATGGGGAATACGTATACGACCCCGAATACCCGCTCTATATCCAGTACGTGGAAGCTGACTTCAAAATCAAGCCCGGGTTCATTCCCTGTCTCCAGCTCAAAGGAAACCGCATGTTCGGCACGACCGAGTATATTACCGATTCCCACGGCCCGCAGGTGATGTGCTTGACCCAGGTGGACTTGAAGCTTTTGAAGAAGCACTATACAATAGATGACATTCGCTACATCAGAGGCTACAAGTTCAAGGGGTCGAAATACCTGTTCCGCGACTACGTCGACACCTGGACGGAAGTCAAGACCCTGGCTTCGATCGAAGGCAACGAGGGAATGCGCACCATCGCAAAGTTGCTGCTGAACTCGCTTTACGGAAAGATGGCGACGAACCCTGTCAAGCAATCGCGCGCACCATACCTTGAAGACGGTGTGGTTAAGTTCAAGCTCCTTCCCGAGGAATACAAGGAAGGAGTGTACCTTCCGGTGGGTGCGTTCATCACCAGCTATGCCCGCTCTTTCACGATATCCGCTGCCCAAGCGAACTACGACCGGTGGCTCTACTCTGACACCGACTCGTGTTATTTCATCGGCACCGAGTCGCCGAGGGGGTTCCGCGTTCACGTTACAGACTTAGGCGCCTGGAAGCGCGAGCACGAGTTCGAGCGCTTCAAGGCGCTCCGCGCGAAAACATATTGCTTCGAGGAGGCAGGCGAGCTGATTATCCACTGTGCGGGAATGCCTACCCGGTGCCACCAACATGTCACTATGGAGAACTTCGAGTATGGTTCGTCGTTCGAGGGAAAGTTAAAGCCGAAAGACGTGAAAGGTGGTACAATACTGGAAGATACAATGTTCACTATCCACAAATGAGGAGGTATCTATGGCAAGTCGATTCATGCCGACGCTCCGCGATTTGGCAATGGAGCCGGACGAAGATCGCCGGCTGGAGATGGCGGCCGAGATTGACCGCGATGCGGCCGACCTGGATGAGAATTGGGGCAACCGGGACGGGTACGCCGAAGTAGAGTCCGAGCGCGATCGTATCGCTGCCGAGCGCGACGAGGCTATCGTCGACCGCGACGAATGGAAGCGGCGCTATGCAGACCGCTTCTTCGGCGGCCGCGAAACCAACCGCGAAGAGGTGATGCGCAACCAGACCAACGATATTAAACGAGACGGGACGCCGCAATCGTTCCGCGAGCTGTTCGAGGCGCGAGACGCCTACGAGGACTAAGGAGTATAAACTATGCCTACCAAGCCTACTAAAGCAGAGATTGCAGCGAGCCGCAAGAGCATCGACCCGGTCGCCGTCATGAGCGCCACCCTTGCCGAGAACCCGGAGCTGGCCGAACCCCTTATTGCCCGAAGCGCGGCCAACGGAGACAACGCCGTCACGCGCGACGCGCAGGGCAATATCGTGGTCAACTCCTCCACGGATTCCATCCACATCATCGGAGACTATATTACCAATTACGAGCCTGCGGCCAACGCATTTTTGCACGCGCTGATCAACCGAATCGGCATGACCATCATTACTTCCAAGCTCTACGACAATCCCTGGGACTTCATGAAGCAGGGCTGGCTGGAGTTCGGCGAGACGATCGAGGAGATCTACGTCAACATCGCGCGCCCCTTCGGCTACTCGCCGTCGAAGGCCGAGAGTGACGTTTTCAAGCGCGAGATTCCGGATGTGCGAGCTGCCTTCCATCGCATGAACTATCGAAAGTTCTACAAGGGGACGATCTCGAACGACCAGCTCCGCCAGGCGTTCTTGTCCTGGACGGGCATCTCCGACCTTATCGCCCGCATCGTGGAATCGCTCTACACGGCGGCGAACACCGACGAATACTATATGGTGAAGTACACGGTTGCCAACGCGATTGTGCGCGGCTACATCCAGCCCGTTGCTATCCCCGCAGTCACCAAGGAGAACTCGGTGGACATCGCCACCGAGTTCCAGGCCATGAGCGAGCTTCTGCGGTTCCAATCCACGAAGTACACCATGTCTGGCGTCACTACGCACACGGACTTCGAGGATCAGTACCTGATCATGGATGCCCGTTTCCGAGCTACGATGAACATGAACGTCCTGGCTACGGCTTTCAATATCGAGTACCGCGAGCTTATGGGACGCATCGTCACGGTCGATGACCTGGCAAGCCACGATTGGGAGCGCCTCACGCTGCTTTTCACCGACCCTGATACCGGCGAGGTTGACCCGAACTTCCATAAGTTCACCGAGGAAGAGGTAGCCATCCTGAACTCTTGTCCGGCAGTGCTCGTGTCCCGTACCTTCCTCCAGATTTGGGACAACTACCGCAACATGACCGAGCAGTACAACGGCCAGGGCCTTTACTGGAACTATTGGCTGCACCTTTGGATGACGTTCTCCATCTCGCCCTTCTCCCAGGCCATTGCATACACCTCCCAGGCGTGGAGCGTGACGGGCGTGACCGTCTCGCCTACGACGGCATCCGTCGACAAGGGCCAGGATGTGATGCTTACGGCGACCGTGGCCGGCACCGGCATCATCAACCAGAACGTAACGTGGTCGATTGCCGGCAATGCCAGCTCGGGCACCTACGTCAACGGCGGCAAGGTTCACGTGGCTGCCGACGAGACTGCGGCGACGCTTACCGTCACGGCAACGAGCGTGGGCGATCCCAAGAAGGCCGGAAGCGCGACTATCACGGTCAACGGCAATACGGGGGTCTAGATCTAGCCCAGTTACGGGAGGGCTTATGCCCTCCCTTTTCTTTAAGGAGGTGAAACGTGGCATTTCAGCCAAGTTCGAAGATTCATTTCGGCACGGTTCCATGGAATCCGTCGTATCGGCATGTTCGCTATTACCCTTCGCGTGACGCGCAGTACTCCTCGATCATGTCCATGTGCGGAAACGGTACCGATGACTATACTTACCAGCGCATGGATAATTCGCTCGTGGTGCCGTACAATGCCGAATCTTTGTACGGCATGAACTACTGCATGTTCCAAAACGCGAATTACGGTTCGCGCTGGTTCTACTCGTTCATACCGCGTATCGAGTACGTTAACCCTACGTCCTCTAGGCTCTATCTTCAAATCGACATTATGCAAACATGGTTTCCCGACTGCACCGTGAAGTCCTGCATGGTAGAGCGCGAGCACGTGAACGATGACTCTATCGGAGCGCACATCAAAGACGAAGGTATCAACCCCGGCGAGCTAAAATGCACCTACAGCGCACTTGACAATAACGACATGGATTGCTATATGGTAGTGTCCAGTGCCGTAGAACCCTTGAAGGATGGCACCTATGTGAACAACGGCGGCGACCGCTACATGGGTGTCGTGTCTGGAACGAGCCTTTCGGTGTTTCTAACGGTTGATCAGCTAAAAGGATTCATGACGGCACTATCCAACAACGGCCAGCAAGACGCCATCAGCGCGGTGTACATGGTTCCTCGAAGTGCGATTCCCAATATCGTTGCCAAGAACAACGGGTGGGGTTACTGGGTAGATGCCGCATCTCCCACGCCTTCGACCACCTTGAACTACAACCTCGGGTTCACCAACCTGGACGGATACGTGCCCAAGAACAACAAGATGTTCTGCTACCCGTTCGAGTACGCGGAAGTAACGAACTTCACGGGTCAAACCCAGCAGCTCCGCCTGGAGTTCTGCGGAACCCCGGGAACCGTGTCCTTGGAAAAGACAGGCGGCTGCGATTCCAACTCGCGCCTCTACTATATACCTGTCAACTACAACGGGGTGAACCGTTTCGTGGAAGGCTGCATCCAACTTGACCAGTACCCCACGTGCAACTGGGTATACCAGGCGTTCGCGAATGCCGTCGGCCAGTCGCAGGTGGATATCATGGGGTGGAAAACGAATTCGCTAACCGAGCTACCTTTGCTGAACGCAGGCATCGATGCAGGCCAGGCAGTCGGAAATGCAGCCCTGCGCCTGGACGTTCCCGGAATGGCGAACGCCGCCATCGACGGCGGCCAGGACATGGTAAACACCTATGCGGCAATCTCGAAGGCGAGCCGCCAGCCGAACACAACGCGAGGTGGCACAAACTCCACGGCGGGCCTTGTCAATATCGGCTCGTACACCATGGGAATCCGCAAGTACACGTGCCGTGCCGAGATTGCACGACAGATCGATGACTTCTTCTCGGTGTACGGGTACCTCGTGTCTATCAACAAGGTGCCGAACATCACGGGCCGCACTTCGTGGAACTACGTAAAGACCAACGGCTCGGCTGTCACTGGCCGTGCCCCGTCGGATGTGCTCTCTATGATCAACGCTCTTTTTGACAGAGGCTTGACATTCTGGCATACTGATGACATTGGAAACTACGCACTGCCCAACGGCATAGTTTAGGGGGCATAAATGGATTCGCTTTACAATTGGACTCGCCTCCCGAACGGAGGGATTCCCAAAGGGCTCAAGGGTAACAAGGTACAGCAGGAGAACGACTACCTGAATCAGGATACTTACCTGGCTTACATGTGGCGTCTGTATGACCTCGCTATCAGCGTATTCGAATGGAAGAACCTCCCCGAGGGGATCAACGAACGCCAGATGGAATGGTGGCTTCTGCGCAACGGGGCCTTCGTTTTTCTCTACGATGAGGCAATCAAGGATGACCCATATCAGCGAAGCCCCGAGGGCTACGCCATCATGCAGGTACTTCTCCAGGGCGGCTTCGATATCTACAACATTCCAAAGGAACGAACGGCGTATTCTGTTGATCCGAAGCACAACAACATCCCTTGCGATATCACCAACTCGGTGATCTGCTTCAACAACAACACGCGCACTCCAACCTTCCTAACCCTCGACCTTTACGCCAAGATGCTCTGGCAGGCAGAACGTACCGTGTACACGAACATCGCCCAGCAGAAAACGCCACGCATCGTCAAGTGCACGGAGAAGCAGCGCCTTTCGCTCCAGAACCTCTTCGCCCAGGTAGACGGGTTCATGCCAGTGTGCTGGGCAGATAAGGACTTGGACTTGACCGGTGTAGAGGTGCTCGATACGGTGTCTCCGTACGTGGCTGACCAAGTGCAGATCGTCAAGCACCAAATCTGGAATGAGGCGCTTACCTTCCTCGGCATCGAGAACACCAACTCCGACAAGAAGGAGCGCATGGTGTCCGATGAGGTTCTGAACAACATGGGCGACGTGGAGGCCCAGCGGTTCACGCGCCTAAATGCGCGCAAGCAGTTCTGCAAGGAGGTCAACGAGCTGTTCGGACTTGACATAGACGTAGAGTTTCGGACAGGCACCTATATCAAGGGAGCTGGCGACGAGCTGGAGGAGACGGGAGGCATGGAGACTTCTGACGATGAAAGCGAGTCGGGACTGTCGCTTTGGAAGCGTGTCAAGAATGCATTGAAGGGAGGGAAGTAAAATGAGCAAGTACACGACAGAACTTAGGTTCATCGTAGAGCAGGGGTTGCAATCCCGGCTGGCTGACAACATCGAGGCTAATTGGCCTCTGATCTACTCGGATATCGGGCTTGATGATTATCCGATTTTCCAGGAAGCCTACCGCGAAACGCTCAATAACAAGATCATCCGCCACTACTACACGCGCGAGATTGGCGCGGAAACCGTGGGCCGCTGGAAGATGTTCGTGCGTGATGCGATGTTTTTGATAATGCCCTACTACAACCAGCTCTATGAGTCGGAAGTTCTGGCCAAGAACATGGAGCCTTTGGGTGACTGGAACATTCAACGCGTGGAGAAGGCATCGGGAACGTCATCGACCGACTCCACGTCGACGTCCGACACGACAGACGTGTTCCAGGACACACCTACAAATGAGATGATCCCGGCTCAAATCAAGAATCTCCAGTACGCCACGAACGTCACCATCGACTCGGGAACAGGTACGGGGCATGCGAGCGGCACCTACGAGAACACGGTGAACCATAACGAGTCGGGGTACGTGCGCCCCCAGGCAGAGCTTCTGCGCATTTACCGTGAAACTTTTCTGAACATTGACAACGACATAGTACACGATCTAGAATTAGCCCAATGTTTCATGACGATATGGTAAGGAGGGCAATATGTTGTGCGGGTTCCCGTCTAATCGAGTTCTTCCATCTGCATATGCAGATGAAATTTCGTATTACGAACAACTAAATAATTTATGCAAAAAAATAAATGAGGTGATTGAAGAATTTAATAGTCTAACTGATACTTATGTCACCATAGATTTTTTTACAACATCTCAAAATAACCAAGATAAAGATTGGGGGGATAAATTAGCAAATAATATTTCTATCGTTTTAAATGAATTAAATTCAGAAGTTAATAGGTTGGAAGAGTTAATTAAAAAGGCGACAGTTGGAAAGGTTATAGTATTTGATCCTACTTACGGAATAAAAAATAGGCCAATTGAACAAGTAATCAGAAACATATATGGTTGGTTGCGATATTATGCTGACTATGCTGGAACCATTGACAACCTGCAACTATCAGTTACCGTCAGAGACGGATATAATCTTACAGCGAAAGTATTTGATTTGTATAATATGCTATATTATAGCAAAGAAACTTTGCCAAACCCCGACCCGTGTGTTAATAATTACGTAATGAAAAATGATATATTAGCATGGTATTTTGAACATGGAGGCGAAAAGGATTATAATTTTGTGCGTAGTACGGTATAATAAGCGAAAAGTTTATTGTACGAAAGTGAGGAGTGGCGGTGGATAACATTCTGAATACCATAACCGCCTACCGTGAAGAACGCAAATGGTCGCTATACGATTTAGCGACTCACGCCGAGCTGAAATCTTCCACCATTTCTACATGGTATAATGACAATGCGATCCCGACCATTCCTTCGCTTGTAAAGATCTGCGATGCCTTTCAGATCACACTTTCCGAGTTTTTTGCAAAGGCAGAGGGAAGTGAGTCTGTCCCGGTGGCACTTACGCCCCAGCAGATGCAAGTCATTGAGAAATGGTCGATACTTCGCCCTGACCAGCAGGAAGCTTTTTTGAATTTGCTGAATACGATTCCCTGATTTTACATGGATAGCAATAGAGTTTCGGCTCTTTTACTATTATGAGGGACATTTTGTACGTCCTTCATACTCCGCCCGACTTGCCATCATCGACAAAGAAAGGACGAAGAACTATGAAAAGGAGATTGATCGAGTACCAACTGAGCCCCGGCAACCAGAACTTGGTTCGCCGCCGACTGTATCTTTGCACTCCGACCTTATGGCGCAGCTTGCGACTGCGTTGCACTGTGGTCGGAGGGCTGACTTATGTACTTTGATTTTTACGCCGCCGGCAAACGTATCCAGTACCTGCGCAAGGTCAACGGCATGACGCAGGAGGAGTTGGCAATCAAACTGAATATCAGTGACCGTCATCTCCGTCGAATTGAACGAGGGGAAGAAGCACCGTCGATTGACCTTTTTGTTGAGATCAAGGAGACTTTTCGTACCACGCTGGACTACTTGATTGTGGGAAAGTCCCCCTCTGAGGAAGAAGAACTGTTAAGGAAGAAAATCTGTACAAAATTGCATCGTATCGCGCGTAGCTTAGATGCTGTTGCGGACGATTTATAATTACACATGACTGCCCTTCTGGATAGTCGGCTCAAATGAGCTGCTATCTGGAAGGGCTTTTTTCTTTGAAAAAAAGCAAAATCGCATTTTTGAAAATTGCAAAACAAAACAAGACGTAAGTGTGTATGATTTTATACAAAACCGGACGTGATAGGTCCGGTTTTAGAGTGAAAAAGCGGACCTGTTACGTCCTAAAAAAGCATTCAGTTTTCAGGTACACTATGGTCACAGCAAGGGCAACACCCCAGACGGGGAGAAGCCCGGAGCTGTAAAGCGTACCTTGAAAACTGAATATCATTCCCTCGGACAAAATAATGAAACTTCCGTAACTCGCGGCCCGGTCATAAAGAAGACGGGGTGGCTGAAGAAGCCAATGTGGAGTGTGGGTGCAAGTCCCCACTTACCGAGGTGCATTCCAAATCCAACGGGCGTCGAGGACAAATAGGTTGGAAAAACTTAAAGCAAAACTTCAAAGCCCACCACCGGAATTCTTCTGAATCAAGGCAGTGGGCTTTTTCCATACCGAATATTCATTCTGATGACACGGAGGTAATGATTATGAGCCGTACTTTTACCCACAAGACCGATGAATCGACCCTGACCACCCTCTGCCCCCGCTGCCTGAATGCCTTTCGGAACACCCGTGGCATCCGTGTCCGCCGTGCAGACCCCTATCAGCTCACCAAGGAGCCTTGCACCTACTGCCAGACCAACTTCGGCTACGACTACTACATCCAGCCCACCAGCCCGAAATCCACCTACTTTAAGAAGGGACGGTTCGATGATGAATCTGAATGCGCTTAAGATCGACCCGGAGTTTCAGGGCAAGATCCCGCCGCTGAACGCCGAGGAGGAGCACATCTTAGAGCAGAATATGATTCAGGAGCGGCGGCTTTTGAATCCGCTCATCATCTGGAACGGTTACATACTGGATGGACATTCCCGGTATCGCATCCTCAAGCATCACCCGGAAATCGCTTTTGAAGTGAAGGAAATCCAGTTGCCTGACCGTTATGCTGCACTGGCATGGATTTGTCAGAATCAGTTGGGGCGCAGAAACCTTGACCCGGAACGCCGGAAGTTCTTGATGGGGAAAGCCTATGAATCCCAAAAGTTATCTGACTGGGGTGAAAATCCTCAAAATCGCAATAAGCAAAGCGGTCGATTTGCTCCATGTGGTCAAAATGACCACATGGACACCCACCTCCGCACCTGCGAAAAAATCGCACAAGCGAATGGTGTCAGCCCCAAATTTGTCCGGCGAGCAGAAAAATACGCCAACGGTATAGATGCTGCTGAAGCTGCCGTCCCCGGTGCAATGGAGGAAATACTGACCGGGCATATCAAGGCTACCGATGCCGAGATCACTGCCTTGGCGCAAACCCCAAAAGAAGAAATCCCGGCAATTATCAAGGAGCTGCGCAAACCCAAGAAGGACAGGAAAGCAAAAAAGCCGACAAGCCCGGAAAAAACCGATGTTGCTGCCGACGATGCTCCTGATTCCAATACAGTCCATACCGAGGATGAAATTGAGCCGGTAAGCAATTCACCCCCGGATTTCAAAAGGAGTATCCAAGGTCACAAACGCTGTCTTACCAACGAAGATCGAAAACGACTTCGGCAATCCATTGACAACCGCCATCATAAAACGACCGTTGCGAACGGCTCAATTATGATGTGCGAAGTTCAGGGCGCAAAGGAGGATTTTATCCGCCGCTGGAATCTCGTATTCAAAGACTATCCCGATGTTTTTGAGGACAACGACTGCCGAAGTGCCATTCTTTTTCTGATTGATGACACTTCTGCCTATCTTCAGACGATAAAGGAGAGAGTGCTATGATGATTTCTAATCTGAACCTTGCCAAGCTGCCCGAATGTGTTTGCGAGATGCGCTACATCGACAGTGCACTCTTGACCCCCTGCGCTGAATACCAGCGTGTTTTGCGTACCAGAAAGGTGGAGGAGATCTCTGCCACCTTTTCGGAGTACGTTGCCAACGAACCGAGAGTCAGCTACCGTGATGGTCGCTACCATGTTTTTGATGGTCAGAACACCATCGAAGCGCGTATCGCCTGCAACGGAGGTCATGACCTCCCGATTCTCTGCAAAGTCTTTCACGGTCTTTCCAAAAAGGATGAAGCCCTTTTGTTTGCTGTTCAGACGGGCATTTCCACCGATCTGACCGCAGGTGAGCGGCTTCGTGCTGACATCGTGGCAGAAGATGAGGATGCCTGTGCATTTGTTGCCGCCACCGAAGCAACCGGTGCTACTTTTGCACTGGATGGCATCCGAGCCGAGTGGAAGATCTACTGCATCCGCTCTGCCTATTATATTTACAAGAACTATGGCTCTGACATCTATCAGGAAGCCCTGAAGATCATCGTGGAGGCATGGTGGGGCGATTCCGATTCCTTCCTGTCTGGCATCCTCCACGGCGTTACCCGCTTTGTGGCAATGTACCGGGATGAGTACAGCCGGGAGCGTCTGATTGCACGGCTTTCTACGGTGCATCCGAAAACCATTACCAAAAATGCACGGAAGGACACGGGCAACACCGCCGACCGCCACATGAAGCAGATTCTGGAGATCTACAATGGCTCCAGCCGTTCTCTGAGCCTTCCTGTAAAACGTTGATGCTCTCGCCTTTATCGGCATACTCCTTTTTCCTGCAAGAGCCGCCTGTTATAAACGGGCGGCTCTTGCTACATATAGAAGGATAGGAGGTCTGATCGCTATCATACCAAAAGACTGGAAATACCTCAGAGGGGACATTTACTATGCAGATATGGAGCCGCACATCGGCTCCGAACAGGGCGGCACCCGCCCTGTGGTGGTTCTGCAAAACGATGTAGGAAACCGCTATGCGCCTACCCTTATTGTGGCGACAGTGACTTCCCGCACCAAGAAAAAGAAATACCAGCCCACGCACGTTCTGATAGCCCACAATACAGCCTTTGAGAAGCCGTCTGTGGTTCAGCTGGAACAGATATTCACGATAGACAAAAGCCGCATACAGCGTTTCTTAGGACAGACTACGCGGCATGAAATGCGCCGGATCGAAGAAGCCCTGATGAACAGTTTAGAAATCAATGAATGGGATAGGAGGAATGCCGATGAATGAAAAAGTGATGGTATCGCCGGAAATCCAGAGCGAAGCAGTTGTCCTGCCGCAGATCGTCAGCATCAAGCAGGCAAGCCAGCGTATGGGCTTGCCTGAATATTACATCCGCCGCCTTTGCCGGGAAGTGCCGGGCATGGCGTTCCAGTCAGGCATCAAGTGGTACATCAACCTTGGCAAGATGGCTGACTATTTCAACAGTGGAACGACAACTTTGTGATTTGTCAAGGATGCGGGCGTAAACTGTGACATCCTAAAAATTAACCGCCCGAACTGCTATACTCATCGTGACAGAGATAACCACCACACAGAAAGGACGGTAAATATATGGCATCGTTTGAATTGCGAGAACCCAAAAAGAAGCCTCGTTATTATAAACTCATCGCAAATGTTCTGGTGAACGGCAAAATTGAACGCCGTTATGGTCGGTTCGATTTTGACCCCACCGAACTGAAAAACGCTCGTGCGCGCAACGCCGCTGCGAAAGCTGCCGCTGCCGAATTTGAACGGCTGGAACAGGAAAAGGCCGATAAAGAAGCCAGCAACGCCGGAAAGACCTTTGCAGTAGTGGCGCAGGAGTACATAGAATCCAAAAAGGCAAGACTTGCTCCTTCTGCTCGCTTAGAGGGCGATTATGACAGCCATCGTAATAAGGCGAACACAACGAGGGGCAAGGAAAACTACCTTCGGAAGATTCAGCAATTCCCTGAGTTTGCACAGAAGCCCGTTGATTCCATCAAAAAGGTGGATTGTGATTGGGTTCTGGAACAAATCGAAATTGGCGGCGCACGGTGCCGCACCCATGCTGTTATCAATCAGCGTGGTCTGGAGATGAAAAAGGAATCTTGTCCGAAGTTAGCTAAAAGATGCGATTGTGGAGCAAAAACCATCGAAAAGGCATTTCGCAGCGAAACAGTTGATATTAAAACAGCAGAACAGGTGGCGATTGCGCTGGGCTGTAAAGTGGACGATGCTTTTGATGTGGAAACCATTGCAAAACCTATGACCAGAAAGAGCATGAGAGAATACGCTCTGTTCATTCGTTCTACACTGGAATATGCGGATGAAAATTACGGTGTGAAGAATCCCATGCACAAAATTCCTGCACTGGGAAGCCGGAGCAGGTCGGTAGACACTATTAAGAAGCACCAGATCAAGCAGCTTCAGGACACCTTAAAGGAAAGTTCCATGTTGGAACAGGTGATCGTTCTGTCCCTGCTCAATTCTGGTGTGCGCCGTGGCGAACTGGCTGGACTGACATGGAAAGATGTCAACTTTGAAGAATGCACGATACATATTTCTAAATCGCTTCTGGTATTCAAAGATTTTGGGTATCAGTTGACAACGACCAAGGAAAGCAACATCCGGGATGTGGACGTTGCACCGGAGTACATGGACTTCCTCAAAGAATATTATAAGTATTGGAAGTCCCAGAAAAAATTGATGGGAGGGAGTTGGCAGAAAAGTCTGGATAAGAAAAGCAGCAAGTATGCACCCTCACTCCTTGCCCTTCGGGGGACGGACTTCGTGATCTGCAATGACCATGGGTTCCCCATCAACCCGGACAGCTATGGCGCACTGGTTCGCAGAATCGGACAGCGGGCAGGCATTGAAGGGCTGCATCCTCATATGTTCCGGCACACTTTTGTGAGCATCCTCTTGTCCAACCCGGAGATCGGTGTGGCGACAGTAGCCGCAGAAGCCGGACACGCACAGCCCAGTACCACCCTTGCAATTTACACGCAGGTCTATGACAAACGGCGCAAAGAAATTCGCAACCAGATGAGCAAGGAGCTGTACGAATGAGCAAAAAAGAAGCACGAAGGCCGGAACCTTCGTGCTTTTTTGGTGGGCCAGGCAGGACTTGAACCCGCGATAACCCCGTTATGAGCGGGGAGTTCTAACCACTGAACTACTGGCCCTTATGACGTTGTTTCAAAGCTCTGTAAAATGGCTTTCGTACCCAGAAAATACCCAAGTCCGATCGTTTCCTGC